ATAGTAGTAGGCTGAACACTGAAAGGAATGAATGCTTGAGGCATTTTACCAAGAATCCAATCTGGCTGTGCTTCCTCAATTATAATCTTATCATAGTCAGTCTTGTCAAGTTCAGCTTCTTTAGTTGCTGATGTAACTTGAATATCAGTACCTGTTGTTGCTGTACTATTCAGATAGATATTTACCAAAGGAGTAGTCTCATTAGCAATATTCTTAGCAAGAGACAAAGCTAATGCTTTGTAGAAGTTTGAGGCAGTCATTCCTGAAGTAGCCTTTACAAAACCATACTTGAAGTATTGGTCATCCTCTCCAAGACCAATATATTGTCTGAATGCAAGTCTCAACACATATTCCTGAGCCTGAATTGGTGCAGAAGCCAATGCTGAAAGAGTTACTTCATATCTTGCCAATTCATGTGCCATATTATCTGAAGCAGTTGCTTTAGCAGAGATTATATTAGCAATTGTAATTTTATCACTTGATACAATACCTGCTGGACTCATGTACTGAAAATACAGAGTAGTCTTAGCTGTATCTGCTATTGGCAGAATAGAACCTGCTACATCTGTAGATAGAAAGTTCTTATCTGTCTTTAATACTTTTTCGACATATAAATGTCTTACTTGGTTGATTGAAAATGTTGCCATTTTAATATAAGTTTAATTAAACAATTCTTTATTTACTACCTGCTTGTGGGTTTCTACTTATAATAGCAAGTCTAACTGCCCTCTCAAGTATTGCCCTGTGTATTACAGGATTTAGTTCACATTCTGTTATGGTACTAACTCCATTGATACTTAAATCAGAAGGAAGATTAACTAATATAATTGGGGTAGGTCTTGATAGATATCTAACTAAATACTTATCAATATTATAGTCAGACACAATCTCAACTATACCATCATTTATATCAAGTCTTAATGCTCTTCCTCTTCCTGGACCCCTGAATGGGTTTCTATATACTCTATAGAAATCATCTTGAGCTACTGGAGTTATAGAAGCTTCTTCTCCATCAAGGCATCCTAATCTTGAGTCTTTTAATACTGCTGATTCATAAGTAATGAACCATACATCTTCAGGTATCTGAAAGAACATTGAACTCTTAGATAAACCTAAGTGACCTGTTAATTTTTTACTTGTTTCAAAGGTCTTTACTAAGTTACTTAAGTATCTTCTGACTTCTTCTGTTCTTTCCAGACTATCTCCATACTGATTCTTACCTGTATAGATTTCTATTATAATCTCTTCCTGAGCATTTGTCAGGAATACTGATTTCTCATATTCCTCAAAGGCAAGAGGAGTAGTAGAACCAAATTCTGGACTTGCTGAATATGAATCAAGCAAGGTATCAAATCCATCAGAAAATTCCTTAGTAGTCATTATTCACTTCTATTACCTAATTCAACACTTGCCTTCAAATCTCCTTCATAGGCAGCTTTGGCTAACTCAACACCTCTTTGTAGGATTTCTCCATGAATTAAAGGATTAAGTTCACACTCACTAACAGTATTCTCACCATTGATTGAAACACTTCCATATTCACTTGATAAGTTAGTAAGAATAATAGGAGCAGGTCTTCTTATATATCTAACTGTATATTTTAATATTGTCTCACCTGAGTGAGGAATTACTTCTGACTGAATAGTGTTTCCTTCACCTTTAGTAACAAGTCTCCATGCTTGATATTTAAGAGGTTCCTTGTAAGGCTTTGACATCAGTCTTGTATATTCATCATATCTGATTGGTATTACTTGCTTTACTCCTGTATTAGTTGTAAGGCTTTCATTAATCATTAAGAATAAATCAATAGGTAGTTTATACACCTTTGCTCTAACATCAAAGGTTGTTGAAGGAGAACCAACAACAGTTCCATCAGCTACAGTAATAAGCCCTGAGAAATCTATCTGTCTTTTTGCAGAACCATCAAACCCCTCAGAGTATTTATTACCTTTGGGGTTGAAGTAGTTCTTTATAATCTCCTCTTGTGCTTTAGTTAAGAATACTGATTTCTCATATTCATTCAAGCCAGGAGCAGCATTAGACATTATATTATTATACAGGACATCAAATTCATTTGAAAATTCACTTGTAGTCATCTTTCATTATACTTGATTACTCCTTTACTTTAGCTTCTATACTGAACTTCAAATCTTGATTCTTTGGAAGGTTCAGATATTTAGCAGCCATATTAAGAGTAGGTTCTTCATTATCACCACATAATGGTGTGCCATCAGACTTTAAGTATAACATACCACCTCTGTTGCTAATTACTCCCTCTTCAATAGCTTTCTTAATCAAACTCTTAGTTGGAAGTAATGGGTCAGTTACAACTCTTAAGAAGAGCTTAGCATCTGCCTTAATCAGGTTATTAACCTTTTCTTGCAGGAACTCAAGTTTAGAGTTCTTTGAGGTTGGTCTGCCATCAATAGTCTCAATGATAGTTCTGAGGATTAAAGTATTATCTTGGATTTTACCAAACTCCATATAAGACTGCATTGTAAAGTTCATATCCTTTTTAGCATTCTTGACTTCTTCACCTTCTTGTATAATCACAAATTGATATGTGGCTTTAGGATAATCCTGTAACTCCTGAAGAGATGGTGCAATATAAGCCTTGTTTGCAAGTAGGATTTTATACTTGATGTAGTCATCAGGGTCAGATAGATTGAGGAAGTTGTCTCCCTTTGTCAACCTAACCATAGCATTCTCCCAGAAGTTATCTACTTTCTTATAGATACTAAGTGCATTGAACTCAAGTCCCATTATATCCTCAAGGAAAGATTTCTCTTTATCTGTGAGAACATTTACAAACATTCCTGAAGAAAGCTTAGGTACTGTAAACCATTTAACAGCTCCTTCAGCCATACCTCCATATAGAATATGTTTAGGGTCTCTTACTATACCACTCTCTTTTGGTACAAATCTTACAATAATCCTTTCATTTCTTAAACAGTTAATAGTATCCTCTTCCTCTACAACTGCTTGTTTCTTTTGATTTTTAACAGCTTTAGGTTCAGGTGAAATAACATCAGTTACATGCTCTTCTTTCATAATTTCATCATCATCTAAAACTACACTAACTTCTTTAGCCATATTTTACTTCTCCAATTTAAAATAAAAAAAAAATAGGGAGAGGGAATATCCCACTCCCCTTTATATTACCCTTCCAGTATTGCTGGAATTAATGACATAGTTCTTGTTGGGTCAAGCACACAAACACCTAATGTTGCCATCTTGTGAATTATTGCTGAGTCCTCATCAAATGACATATGAGGATTACCCTTAGCACCTGTGAATGGGTTTCTCAAACCCCACTGGTAGCTTCTAAGTTCATTGTCACCCTTAATTCTACATTTAAAGATATTAGGCTGGTCCATAGTACCAATATACCAGATATCAAATCTGTAAGACATAGCAGGACCACCCATTGGGTGAATAATCTTGTTTCTTACAGGGTCATCATAGAATGGGTCTACATCAAGTCTAACTCTAACACCATTAGGAGCTTTATATTCCACAAATTGGAAACCAGCACTAAGTGCATTTGAGTGGAGTTTAGACTGAGTCTTTTCTACAACTCTTGTAGAGTTATTATCAAGTACAAAAGTAGTCCAGCCAGATATAGTTTGCAGAACTGCCTTATGGAACAGGATAGCACCTCTTTCACCAGTCTTGATGATAAACAATCTATCACTCATAGACAGTTTAGAAGCTGAAAGTTCATACAAGGCATCTTCAAGCAACTTCAAGCTAAATGTATTATAGTACATAGTATTGGCAACCTCTGTCTGTTCAAAGATACCAGCACCAGTCTTAATAACATTACCTGACTTACCAAAGTTCATGTATTCACCATTAGCATTCCTGTTTGAGGTACCAAATGCCATAGCATTATTCTTGTATTCAGAGAATTGTTCCTCTACCTCATAGTCTACATAGTGCATCCACATATTAGCAGTATCCTTAACCTGCTTGCCATTTACATTCCTAACCATAGGAATACCTATAGCAAGTTTCTTGCCAAGCTTATTACCAGCTACCTTATGTTGGATTCTAATAACAGACCATTCATTTCTCATAGAGACAGGAGTACTAAACCTAATATCACCTACCTTTCTGGAGAGTTCCTTCTCTACAGGAGCAAAGTCTACAGAGAATCTTTCACCAGCTTGAAGTCTTTCAGCAGGACATCCAGTGGTATTACCACCCATGAGTTCTACTTTGTAGACAGCATTAGTACCTTCCATTCTTGCATCACCAAGGATTCTAAATGGATATACTTGGTTCAAATTACCTACAATAACTTCACCATCTGCAAACCAATCTTCTGGGAATACAAGATAGAAAGGTGATGTTCCCACACCAACATTAGTTGCATTTCCTGTAACTACTGTACCATTCTCATCTCTTGCTTCTACAAGTGGAATATTCCTTCTTGCAGAACCAACAACATCCCAGTAATATTCATTATCATCCTCAAACTCTCTTACTGGGAACTGATTCAGGAATGTATCCAGAGTTTTCCCTCTATTGAATGCCAGCAATTGCACCATAAGGTTTGTAGCCTTTTGAGGTTGCATCTGGAAGATAGAGCCAAGGTGATTATCACTTGTCAGACCCTTCCAGGATTGGAAGCCTAACATTTGAAATTTACCTAATTTACCAGCCATAAAATTAATTATCTTTTAGTTTATAAATATGTTTAGACATCAGGAGTCCAGCCATTTCCAATATAAGATTCATTGTCCTCCTCAATACCACCAACATATCTTGGATTACCTGCTGAGGACCTTGAACTGCTACTTAGTTTGTGTTCCAGTTCTCTTAAACTTTGCTTGACTTCTTTCTTTACTTTGCCCTTGACTAAACCATCAAGGTTCTTAAAGCCATCAGTAAGTGTGAAGAGTACACTAAGATATTTCTTAAACTCAACTGGGTTGTCTCTTTCATACTTTCCAATTGTAGTTAAGTATTCACCATCTTCTGTTTTGAATACAGGCTTAGCAATGTTATCAAAGGCTTTCTGTCTTGTAACTTTATCCAGTGGTATTCCTTCAAATACCTCTTTGTCTTCAAGCATTACCTTCTTAAGCTTTTCAGCCTGCTCCTTAACTCTTCTTTCTTCTGCTTTTGCTTCTTCTTGTGCTTCTTTGATAAGTTCCTGATAACTCTCAGTGAAGTACTTTCTGTTTTCTTCTAAGGCTTCCTTAGCATCTTCAACATCTGTACCTGCATTAAGAGATTTCTGAACTTCCCTTTGTGCCCTTGCATCACTGTATCCTCTATTTCTAAAGTCCTGATAAATAAGCTTCTGTCTAAGCATTTCACCTTTATCATTCTCAGCAGTGATATCTTCTTCTTTAATTGAATCAAGATATGAAAGAGTATTCTCATACTTCTTTATTTCTTCTGGTTCAATATCAGCATTAAGAGCAGCATCAATTCTCCTTTGTCTTTCATCAAGTCTTGCTTGAATTTGTTTTTCAACTGCTTCAGCAAAGTCTTCAGGTTCATTGATACTCTTTAATGTTTCATCATCAAGGTCAGGGAAGATACCCTCATCTTTCAAGGCACTGGCAATGGAAGAGTAGAAGTTAGTTTTGGGAGAAGTACCACCATCCTTTTCAGAGTTGGTATCTTCCTTTTCTTGATTATTTTTATCTTCACTACCTACGCCCTCTGGAGTGTCAAATAGATTTTCTGCATCTACTATCTCTTCCTCAGTAGTTTCCTTTTCTTCTTCAGTATTTACAGACTCTTCAGTCTTAGTTTCTTCTTGACTATCTTCATTAAATAGACCTTCAATGTCTACCATTTCTTCTCCAGATAGTATAAAATCTTCATTTAATCCATCCATAATTTTCTCCCTAATTATTAACTGACTGCAAAGTTATAATAACTATTTGATATAGGCAATATGGTAATTAAGATGCTTTAGATTATATAAATAAAACCTTTATTTACTGAACAAAAGAAAGGGTGTAATAACAAGTACTACACCCTCTCAATAATTATGCTTCCTTAAAATACTTCCATATTTTACATCCACCCTTATAATCATCATCCTTGAACCAGAAGTTGATTGCAGACTCTATGATTTTTGTATCAATATTATCTCCGAACCAAGCTTTAAATAGTTCACAATAATCATGATATTGGGCATTGATTGCAACATATACATCAGCATGAGTTACAGATTGAGGAATTATTCCTCTATATCTTTCACATACCTCTTTGGCTTTAGACATGTCAAATTTCTCTCCAACATATTTCCTTCCATTTTCAGTATGATACATTTGAGATACAGTATATTTTGCATAGGATTCATTGAAGTGTTCACCTTCATTTCCTTCTAACATCATTTCCATTAATATCTCTCTTGTTAGGACCATAATAACCATCTTGATGTTCTACAATCTTTTCTTTTTCAATAATTTCCATAATACCTGAAATTAATTGTTCTTAATAATTTATCTATCTCTGTAAGCTT